CCCGAGTCATGTCCAGAGTCCTGACGTCGCGAAGCGGAACCGTGTGGCGCTGAGGTACGACGCGATCGGAGCGAACCACGGCGTAGCGGCTGAGATCGACCGTCTGCGCGGTGTGCGCCTGGTCTCCGGTGGGCTGAAGGATGCGATGGGCGCGGCTCAGCGGGTTGCGTCGGATCTCGCCGAGGACCGGTTGCGGCACTTCGGCCAGTCGTCCCTGACGGCGGCGGCTGAGGGTGCGGCGTGGCGGCAGACGGAGGGCGGGCGGCTGTTCGCGCGGAAGGCGAGCGCGCAGGACGTGTCCCCGCTGGTCGCTGCGTCCCTCGCGCTGTGGGAGTTCGACGCCGCGCCGGCGGTGGAGCGCCCGCGGATCGTGGTGTCCTCGGCGAAGCGCTAGCGGTTGAGGCCGGTGCGCGTGAGGTGGCCCTCGACGTCGTCGAGCGTCACGTTCTGGAGGATGAGGTAGCGCTCAGGGAGCGTGTACATGTTCCAGAGGCCGTAGTCCCAGGCGCGAGGGTCTCGACGTCGAGACTTCTCCAGCGCGATGCCCTGGCGCTCTGCCATGCGCCGGACGCGGTTCTCCCGCACCTTGTCACTCATCGGCCGAGGATCGATCCGAGGCTGGCACCCTCAGGCCGGGTGACGCGCAGGCTGCGCTGGGCCGGGCGCGGGGGAAGTTGCGCGTAGGTGACCGGGAGGTGCTGAGGCGCCGGCCACGCGGACTCCCGGACGCCGTCGGGCTCGAGGAACAGGCATGCGCCCGCGTGAGGCACGGGGCAAGGGCAGGTGAGTGCGGAGCGGAGATCCATGCCCGTAAGTATGCCCGTAGCGATGCTGGAACGCAAGTGGGCAGCCTACTACCGCCCCCGTCCGACACGCGGACGTTCGGGTCTCGCATGTTGGGATGAGAACCGTTATCATGTAGCCGATGGGACTCCTCTCCGCGTTCCGCTTCGCCACGAGCGTCACCCGCTCCGGCGGCCAGACGTCTGCCCCGACGTCGGCGCGCTCCGGCGTCACGTCCCCGTGGTCGCCCTCGACGCTGAGCAAGATCGCGTGGTCCGACGTCCTGGGCCTGGAGGCCGACGTCGTCACCCGCGCCGAGGCGATGACCGTCCCCAGCATCGTCAAGGGCAGGAGCCTGATCGTGGGGCCGCTGTCCCGGCACCCGCTCGCCACGTACCGCGGTGGGGAGAAGATCACCACCCCGGCATGGCTGTACCGCACGAGCACCGACGTCTCGCCGCAGATGCGGATGCTCTGGACGCTGGACGACCTGATCTTCGGCGGTTGGTCGTTGTGGGCGGTGGAGCGCGGCGCGGCGGGGCAGATCGTCGACGCCGTCCGGGTGCCGCCGGAGTGGTGGACCGTCACGCAGGACCTGGTCGTGGAGGTGAACGGCCGCCCCGTCACCCCGGCTGAGGTCATCCTGTTCCAGGGTCCGCAGGACGGGCTCCTGGAGTGCGGGAAGGGCACGATCCGGGCCGCCGTCGCGATGGAACGGGCGTGGGCGTCGCGGGTGACGACCCCGGCGCCGCTGGTCGCCTTGCGGCACACCGACGCGCAGATGCCCCTGGACGAGGCCGAGGTGCAGGACCTCGTGGACACCTGGGAGACGGCCCGGTCCTCCGGTGGCGCGACGGCGTTCCTGCCCGCCGCCGTCGAGGCGCAGGTATTCGGCGGTTCCGACGCGTCCCTGTTCGTCGAGGGCCGCAACGCGCTGCGCCTGGACGTCGCGAACTTCCTGGCCCTGCCGGGGGAGTTGCTCGACGGCAGCACGGCGACGGCGAGCCTCACCTACTCGACGCAGGAGGGCTCGAGGAACGAGTTGGCCGACTACTCGCTCTCCTATTGGGCCGGCCCGATCGAGGCGCGGCTCTCGCAGGACGACGTCACCCCGCGCGGGACGCGGGTCGCCTTTGACCTGAGCGACTTCCTGACCACGACCCCGGCGCCGTCCGGCCCGGCGCGAGAGGACTGACATGCTCACCGCGAACCTGGAGGACCGGACGATCTCCGGCCTCGCCCTGCCGTTCGGCGAGACGGGCCGGACCAACCTCGGCAGGGTGATCGCTTCCGCTGGCAGCGTCACCGTCCCCGAGGACGTCTCCACCATCACGCTGAACCTGGAGCACTCGCGCACGGCGCCGGTGGGCAGGGCGACGGCGGTGGAGGAGACCCCCGAGGGCCTCGTTGCGACGTTCCGTGTGGCCCGCACCCGCGCAGGGGACGACCTGCTGGCCGAGGTGGAGGAGGGCCTGCGCGCGGGCCTGAGCGTCGAGCTGGACGCCCCGGTCATCCGGGCCGGGCGGCTGCTCTCGGGCGCCCTGAGCGCCGTTGCGGCCGTCGTGAGCCCAGCGTTCCCGTCCGCGCTGCTCACCGCTGCGGACGCCGGCGACGTCGAGGACGACGAGGACACCCCCGAGACCGAATCTGAGACGACCGTCTCGGATGCTGAGACTGCCGTTCCGGCGCCCGCCGAGGACGGAACCGAGGCCGAGAAGGCCGACGACGACGAGGAGACGCCCACCGTGGGTGAGAAGATCCAGGCGACGGCACCCGCCGGTACGGGTGCCCTGCTCGCAAGCAAGATGACCGGCGAGACCCCGACGACCGGCGACCTGTTCAAGCGCCTCGCCGCGGCCGGCGCGACGATGAGCCCGGCGAAGATGCTCGCCGCGCTCGACGAGGTCACCGCGGCCGACGTGTTCTCCGTGACCAACCAGCCGCAGTACGTCGGCGAGTTGTGGGCCGGCAAGTCCTACGTCGAGAAGTTCGCCCCCCTCGTGGGCCACGCGAACCTGACCGGGCCGAAGGTCACCGGCTGGCGGTTCGTCTCCGGCAAGGCGCCCACCGTGGCCTCCTACGCCGGGTTCCCGACGCAGCCCACGAGCAACGAGGTGGACACGGAGGCCGTCGAGGCGACCGTCTCCCGGATCGCGGGCGGCTGGGCCGTCGACCGGATCCACAAGGACTTCCCGAGCGAGGAGTTCTGGCGCGCGTTCTTCACCGCTGCGACCGAGGACTACGCGAAGAAGCGGGACGCCGCCGTCCTGGCCGCCCTCGTGGCCGGTTCGACCGCCGTCACCGTGGGTGCGGCCGTGACCGGCGTCGCTGAGGCTGCGATCAAGATCGTGGACGGCGCCCTCGCGATGATCGACTACGCCACCCCGACCTTCGCGATCGTCGGCTCCGACATGTGGCGCGAGTTCCTGCTCACCCGCCGCGAGGACTCCCTGGAGTACCTCTCGACGTCGCTCGGGTTCGACAACGGCTCCCTCAACGGGTTCCGCATCGTGCCGTCGTCCTCGGCGAGCCTGACCAACAAGGTCCTCGTGGGCTCCCGCGAGGCGATGACCCTCCACGAGTTGCCGGGCGTTCCGGTGCGCGTGGACGCCGAGGCGATCAGCACGGGCGGTGTGGAGACCGGGCTCTTCGGCTACTACGCCACGCTCGTGCACAACACCCTGGGCCTGCGCCTGGTGGCCGACGCCTGATCCCGTGACGCCGGCGCCGTGACCCTGACTCCGGCGCCGGCGTCCGACCACCTGGAAGGGAGACCCGGATGCCGTGGGTGAGTGCGACACTCGAGGAAGCGCGAGCGGCGTGGCCTGACGCGCCCGAGGATGATGGCGAGTTGGCCGCCGTCCTGGAGGCCGCGTGCAGTCAGTGCGAGGCGTTCGCCCCGGTCCTCGGCGACGCCGACCTCCCGGACATCTCGCAGCACGCGCGGTTCGTCCGGGCTCAGATCATGCAGGCTCGAGCCCTGTACCGCTCGGGCACGGTCGGCGGTGGGGACACCTTCGGGGCCGAGGGGATGAGCGTCACCGTGTTCCCGATGGACTGGACCGTCAAGGCGCTGTTGCGCCCGCCCACGAGGCCGGTGGTCCGATGAGCGCGCGCTCGCACGTGGCCGACGTCGTCGAGGCCACCGGGTTCCGGGTGATCCCCGCGCCGGTGGACCTGGACGCCGTCACCGCACCGACCGTCGTCCTGTACCGGGAGAAGGTGGAACCGTCCCCGGCCGCCCTCGGCAAGCGGCTGTCCACCCTCGCGGTGTGGGTGCTCGACCCCCGGCAGGACCCGCGGGCCGCTGAGGACCCGCTGGACGCCTCCCTGGACGACGTTCTCGCCGCCCTGGACTCCGATGCCTCCCTGGCCTGGGCCGAGGCTGAGCGGGGCACCTACGCCGACAAGTGGCCGGCCTACCGGATCACGCTCACCATCATCGAATCGAGGTAATCAGCATGGCCGTCATCGCCGTTTCGCCGTTCGTCCTGAAGAACGTGACCCTCAAGGTCGGGGCCGACAACTACGAGGCGCACGTCTCGCAGGTGGAGTTCACCCCGTCCGCCTCTCAGGTGAACTGGAAGGGCCTCACCCCGGCCTCGACGTTCTCCGACGTCACCACGGCAACGTGGGCGTGCACCCTGACGTACGCGCAGGACTGGGCCACGGTCAACTCCCTGAGCCTGTACCTCCACGCAAACGAGGGCTCGAGCGTCGCGGCCGAGTTCGTCCCCGTGGCCGGTACCGCCCCCAAGCCCAAGATCACCGCGACGCTGCTCATCACGCCGGGCGCGATCGGCGGGACCGTCGACCAGTACGCGACGGCGAGCGTCACCCTCGGAGTCTCCGGCAAGCCCACCATCGGCGCCACGTCCTGACCGAGCGGTTCGGGCGGTTCGGGCGGTTCGATCGGTTCAGATGAGAGGAGGTGGCCCGGTGCTCAAGGTAGGTGACGCCCCGGAGTTGCGGGCCGCCGTCCTCGCCATGAAGGGCGTGGACCGGGAGGTCCGCTCGCGGATCAGCAAGGCCACGCGGGAGACGATGAACCCGGTCTGGAAGTCGCTGGTGGCCGTGAACGCGACGTCCCACATGGATACGCGGATCATGGTCCCCGGCGCGCGGATCGCTGCGGGCAACCCACCGTCCGCCGTCGCGGCCAACTCCAAGCGGCCGTTGCGCACGGGCAAGGGCGCCCTCACCCCGGCGTTCCACTGGCGCGGCTTCGAGTTCGGATCCCCGAACCGCAACGCCTACTCCCGCTACAAGCGCACGTCGCCGAAGGGGAAGGTGCACACGGTGGAGCGGCGCACCATGCGGGGGATGCCGCCCCGGACCCGTCAGGGTCGCGTGGTCTACCCCGCGTTTGCCGAGATCGCCCCCCGCATGGTCTCGCTGTGGGTGCAGATCATCGTCAAGACCGTGCACGATGCGGCAGAAGGGAAGCGCTGACGTGGCCGGTATCAAGATCCCGTTTCTGGCCGACGTCCGGGACTTCCTGCGCGGCACCCGCAGCGTGTCCGATGGGCTGGACGACGTCGCGGACTCCCTCGACGACGTGCAGCGCGACGCCGCGCGCGCGGGGGACAAGGTCGGCGACGAGCTCAAGGACGGCGCCCGCGAGGGCGAACGGTCCGCCGACCGGCTGGAGAAGAAGTTCCGGGACGCGTTCGACGACGTCGAGGACAAGTCACGCACGGCGGGCCGGAAGATCGGCGACAACGTCAAGGACGGCACCCGCGAGGCTGAGCGTGGCCTGGACAACTTCAAGGAGGAGGCGAACCAGACCGCGCGGGAGACCGCGGCCTCGTTCGACGGCTCCGCGGATTCCATCGGCGAGATGTTCCAGGAGGTCGCAGCCAACGCCCTCGGCGGGTTCGGTCCCGCTGGTGCGGCGGCCGGTCTGGCCCTCGCCGCCGGTGCTGGGATCTTCCTCTCGGAGTGGCAGAAGTCCACCGAGGAGACGAAGCGGCTGGTCTCCGGCATGTTCGACGACATGATCGAATCGGGCAACCGCTACCTGAGCGAGTCGTTCGTTCAGACCGAGGTGAAGCGGATTCTGGACGAGTCCGAAGGGGACTACCTGCCCCGGATCGCAGCCGCGGCCGAGAAGGCCGGCGTCACGATGGGCACCGCGCTCCGGGCGATCGCAGGCGACCAGGCCGCGGCTCAGGAGGTCATGGCCGGGGCCACCGAGTACCTCTCGACGGCGGCGGGTTCGGCCCGCACGGACGTCAACCTCCTCACGGGTGAGGTGGACGCCGCCGGGCGTGCGCTGGACTCCGCGGGGCAGAAGGCCGGGTGGGCGGCCGAGGCGATGGGCACCACGGGTGAGGCGGCACGGGACTATGACCAGGCCGTCGCTGACCTCCCCGGAACGGTCGCCGAGGCGAATCAGGCGATCGCGGACAACGTCGCTGCCCTCGGCTCGCAGGAGGCCGCGGCCGGCGTGAACAACGGCGTGCTGGCCGACCTCGCGGGGGAGTTGGACGGGGTCCGGCAGGCCGCGGTGGACGCCGGCGTCGCGGGGGATGACCTGGAGGGCGTGCAGATCGACCTCGCCCGGCAGTTCGTGGCCGCCGCGGTGGCCGCGGGCAAGACCTCGGATGAGGCGGTCGCCCTGGCGCGCCGGTACGGCCTGATCCCCGAGGACGTCTCCACTGACGTGATCGTGAACGGCGCCCCGGCGGCGCAGCAGGCCGCACGGGACACTGATCGCGCGTACGGCGGTGTGCGTCAGGAGGTCATCACGAAGATCCTGGCGCAGGCGAGCACGAGCACGTGGCAGGCCGAGGTGGACCGGGCGGCACGGTCCCTGATCCCGCCGTCCATCACGATCAAGCCGTTCGTGCAGAAGGCGGTGTGAGGTGGCAACGACCCTGACGGCGACGGCGAACACGAGCACGGCGGCCGTCCTCCTCGTGGTGGACGCCCCCACGGGCGCCACCCTGGTCGCCCTGACCCGCACGGACGTGAACGGCTCCCGGCCGGTGCGGCTCCTGGACGGTCAAGGGCTCGACGGCACGGGCGCCCTCACGATCACGGACTACGAGGCCGCGCTCTCCGGCGCCGTGGGCTACGCGGTCACGGTCCTGGACGGCGTCACCCGCGAGGACGCCACGGACACGGTCACGTTCGACGGCGAGACGATGCTCCCTCGCCTGGCGCCCGCCGTCCGGCCCGACCTCGGCACCGTCCTGAGCATGGTCCGCACCTACGAGGCCGCACGGGCGAGCACGACGACCGTGCATGACGTCATCGGCCGGCCGGACCCCCTGGTCTCCCTGGGCGTGCAGGGCACCCGCCGCGGGACCCTGGGCCTGTTCGCCCCGACCTACTCCGACGCCCTCGACGTCGAGGCAGCCCTAGGCGCGGGCGAGGTGGTCCTCCTGCGGCAGCAGGACTACCCCGGCATGGACATGTACCTCACCGCCACGTCCTCCCTCGTGCGGCCGTTCGACGACGAGACCACGATCCGGCGGTGGGAAGTCACCGTCGAGTTCGTCGAGACGGCGGCGCCCCTGGGCGCGCTCTACGGCGCCCTCGGCTGGGACTACGCAGCCTCCCTAGCGCGCAACGCGACGTTCGCTGACTCCCTGGCCGAGTTCGCCACGTTCGGCGACCTCACCGCGGGACCGGCGGTGGTCTGAGTGGCCGTCACCGACCCCTGGGACGTCCTGGCCGACTCCCGCATCCGTGGCCCGATCCGGCACGTCGTCACGGTCACCGCCGAGCACGCCGGCTTCGACGCCCCGATCCCGCTGGACGTCGTCACGGGCACCCTGACGTTCGACGAGCGCGGCGAGGTGCACGTCACGGCCTCCCTGGGCTGCACCGTGCCCGACGTCGACACCCTCGACGCCCTCGACCCCCGCAAGCGCGTGCAGGTCCGCATCCGGGCCGGCTACCGCTACCCCGGCGGTGTGGAGGACGTGCACGACGTCGCCGTCCTGGACCTGCGCGAGCGCGTCGTCACCCGCCCCGACGACCGGATGGTCCTCACCGCCGAGGGCCTGGAGTGCCGCCTGCGGGACGGGATCGTCCTCGGGCCGACGACCTACACCGCCTCGGATGACGCGGGCACCGTGCTGGCCGCGCGGATCTCCACGTTCGCCCCGTCCTCCGGCGACGTCGTCAACACCCTCCCGGCGACCGCGTTCCTCGAGGGTTCGGACACGATCACCGAGGCGATCGGCGACGTCCCGTGGAACCTCCAGCGCTACGTGATG